AGGGAAATTATCACAACTATTGAAAACTTTGAACCTAGAGTTGATAATTTACAAGTGAATGTTGAACCTCGACCAGACGACAATGAGTTTGAGGTAAATGTATTATTTGACATTATAGGCCAAGAGTTTCCTACTCAAGACTTCTCATTCATATTACAAGCAGCAAGATAATGCCTTTCGCCAAATTTTCCAATCTTGATTTTGATCAGATCAGGACACAAATTAAAGATTACTTAAGAGCAAACTCAAATTTTACGGATTTTGACTTTGAAGGATCAAACTTTTCAGTTTTAATCGACACACTTGCATATAATACATATATTTCAGCATTTAACTCAAATTTAGTTGTTAATGAATCATTTTTAGACTCTGCAACACTTCGTGAGAATGTGGTTTCATTAGCCAGAAACATTGGATATGTACCAAGATCTAAAACAGCAGCAAGAGCATCAATTTTATTCCAAGTACAAACAAGTTCATCATCTCCAACCCTTACTTTACAACCGGGATTAGTTTGCACTGGAGCTGAAGATGATACCACTTTTGTTTTTTCAATATCTGAAAGCATTACAACAGTTGTGAACAATGGTATTGCACAATTCGGAACATCAGAGAGTCCTGTAGATGTTTTAGAGGGAACTTTCCTTACAAACCAATTTATAGTAGATGGATCATTAGAGCAAAGATTTATTTTAGACAATGGATCAATAGATTCCTCATCAATTGTTGTTTATGTAAAAGGATCAGCAGATCCCGGTCTTGGAAAACAATATAAGTTAGTAGATAACATTGTTAATGTTACTTCCTCATCAGAAACATATCTTATTCAAGAAATTCAAGATGAAAGATATGAACTTTTATTTGGTGATGGTATTTTTGGTAAAAAAATTGAAAACGGAGCAGTAATCACTGTTCAATATGTGGTAACAGGAGGAATTGAAGGTAATGGGCCTAGAATATTTTCATATGCAGGGAGTTTACAAGACTCTCTTGGAAATATTGTTGTACCAACAGTTGTACCAACAATCACTACAATATCTGCTGCATCAAATGGCGGTCAAATAGAGTCTATAGACTCAATCAAATACTTTGCACCTAGATTATATTCTGCACAGTACAGGGCGGTTACGGCTAGAGATTATGAGACAATAATCGCATCAATATACCCAAACACTGAGAGTGTATCAGTAGTTGGTGGAGAGGAATTGTCACCCCCAGAATTTGGAACAGTTTTTATCACAATCAAACCAAAAAATGGTGAGTTTGTATCTGATTTTGACAAAAATAATATTTTACAAAAATTAAAAAGTTATTCATTAACAGGTATAAATCAAAAACTTGTAGATCTTCAAGTGCTCTATGTGGAGGTTGATTCTTTTGTTTACTACAATTCATCACAAGTTGCAAATGTCAATGATCTTCAATCAAAAATAACTTCATCACTTACATCTTATGCAAAATCAGCTGATCTTAATAAATTTGGTGGAAGATTTAAGTATAGTAAAGTGTTGAATGTAATCGACAATATTGATAATTCAATTACATCAAATATAACTCGCGTTAAAATAAGAAGAAACTTGAATGCATTAATCAACCAATTTGCGCAGTATGAATTGTGCTTTGGAAATAAATTTAATGTTAAACCAGAGGGATTGAATATTAAAAGCACTGGATTCAGAATTCAAGGTGAGTCAGAGACTGTTTTCATTACAGATACTCCTAACGACGATAAAGTTACAGGTGTTATATCCATCGTTAAGAGAGATGAAGCATCAAACACAAATATTGTTGTAGTAAAATCAGCCGGAACTGTTGATTATGTTCACGGTGAGGTAAATCTAACAACAATTAACATAGTGTCAACTGACAAACCTAATAACATTGTTGAAGTTCAGGCATTCCCTGATTCTAATGATGTTATTGGATTACAAGACCTATATCTGGAATTTAACATTCCTAATAGCACTATAAATATGGTTAAAGATACGATAACTTCTGGTGAACAAATTTCTGGTGTTGGATATAAAGTAACATCATCTTATGCAAACGGAGAACTAACAAGGACATAATATGATTGGAACTGGTATTGAAAAGCGAATACAAGTACAACAAATAATCGAAAGTCAACTCCCTGAGTTCATTCTCTCAGAGAGTCCTAAAACAGTTGATTTTCTAAAACAGTACTACATCTCTCAGGAGCACAGAGGTGGTGTAGTAGATATTGGTGATAATTTAGATCAGTACCTTAAATTAGATAATTTGACTCCAGAGGTAGTGGTTGGTGTAACAACACTCACATCTGGTATAACTTCAACATCCGATACTATAACAGTATCAACTACAAAAGGATTTCCAAATGAATACGGACTTTTAAAAGTAGATGAGGAGATAATTACATACACAGGTATCACAACCAACTCATTTACAGGTTGTGTCAGAGGTTTTAGTGGTATTACATCATACAGAGATACAAATAACACCGGTGAGTTGATATTTCAGACAAGCACTGCAGGTATTCATACCACAGGTGTTACAGTTAATAATTTAAGCGTTTTATTTTTACAAGAATTTTACAAAAAAATAAAGTCATCATTGACTCCCGGACTGGAAGATTCATCTTTCGTATCAAATTTAGATGTAAGTAATTTTATAAAAGAATCAAAATCATTATATCAATCTAAAGGAACTGCAGAGTCATTTAGAATTTTATTTAATGTATTATTTGGTGTAACTCCTAAAGTTGTTGATTTAGAAGAATTTTTAGTAAAACCATCGTCAGCTGAATATATTCGTAGAGAAGTAATATTAGCTGAGGTTATAAGTGGTGATCCAAATAAATTGATTGGCCAAACAATTACTAAATCAAATGACTCTCAGACAAAAGCATCTATTTCTGAAGTTGAAATAGTAACTCGTAATCGTAAAACATATTATAAAATAGGTTTATTCGTAGGATTTAATGATAGAACAGGAATTCAAGGAACATTTACTATTCCCGGAAAAACAAAAGTTATAGGTAATGTATCTGTTGGATCCTCAGTAATTACAGTCGATTCGACTGTTGGATTTGGAACAACTGGTACAGTCATATCAGGCATTAATACAATTACATACACAGATAGAACAATTAATCAATTCTTAAATTGTACTGGTGTATCCACAGCTATATCAACAACTGATGATATAAGATCTGATGAAAATGTTTTTGGATATGAAGATGGTGATTTAACGAAAAAAGTTGAATTAAGAATCACTGGTGTATTATCAAATTTTGAATTGTTACCTACAGAGGGATCAAGTGTTACTTCTGAAGGTGAAAGAATATCTGTAAAGAATGTTGGTGAAGTTGTACCAAATCCTGTAAGTGATAAAACTAAGAAAGAGGTATGGTTTAACTCATGGATATACAATACATCATGTTCTTTTGACATTGATACTATAAGTGGATCTACATTTACCCTTAAATCTGATTTTGACAAATCAAACTTAAAAGAAGGAGATACTGTTCAGATCTTAAGAAAGGGAACAAATATAGTTGATGTCGATAATGCAACCATACAAACAATTACTGTCACATCAACATCCAATCAATTATTTTTAAATGGTATCGGTGGATTTACACCTACAACAGGAATTGAATATTTCTTAAGAAGAAAATTAAAATTAGCAACAAGTAGCACATCAGAATTACAGTTTGGAAATGATGTTATTACTTCAAATGTACAAAATACATATAATTTAAACGATACTGATTTTTATGTGGCATCATCTTCTATGCCAGCATATGACATTACAGAAACTGTTGATAAAAGTACGATATCTCAAGCTAATGGTGTAAGACTACAAGGATTTAGTAATGTTACTCAAAAATATTCAATTATTTCATTTCCATCTGATGTTCCATTCATTACAGGTGATGCAGTATTTTATAAACCAGAAACAACTCGTATAACTGAGTTAACAGAAGATGTTTATTATGTAAAAGTATTATCAGATAAAAAACAAATTAAATTATATTCATCAAGATCATTTATTGTAATTGATGACAATTTAGAATTTACTGCATTACCTGATGGTAGTGGAAAACAAAGTTTTGTATTGTTAAGGCATAAAAATGAGCAAATCGGTGTACAAAAAATACTTAAAAAGTTTCCTGTTGAGCCAAATATTAAATCTGGTAAATCCACTCTAACAAGTCCCGGTGCAACTGGAATTTTAATAAACGGTGTTGAGATAATAAATTATAAATCTGATGATAAAATTTTTAGTGGCCCATTATCAAGTGTTAAAATTCTAAATGGTGGTTCTAATTATGATGTAATAAATCTACCAAAAGTCGTGATACCTCAAGTTGGATCTGGTGTGACTGCACTTGTGCAACCAGTAATTACTGGATCACTACAAGAAGTTTTAGTTGATCAACAAAATTTTGATATCGAAAAAGTATTATCAATTACCCTAACTGGTGGTGGAGGGTCTGGTGCGATTCTAAGACCGATAGTAACCAAAAGAGTAAGAGAAATATCTTTTGATGCAAGACAATCGACAATAGGTGGTGGTGTAGATATTAATGAGAATAGAATCATAATTAATGGAGGACATAACTTATTAAGTGGAGAACCATTGGTATATGACAATAATGAAAACTCATCATTAGGTGTATCAACTATCGTTGTACCTCCTGATAAATCTCAACCCGGTATCCACACTACGAATACCGCAGATCAAAATAGATTCTTATCTAATGGTTCAGTTTATTACCCAGAAGTAATCGGTATAAGTTCAATAAGATTATTTGAGAGTTTTTCAGATTTTAATGCTGGTATTAATACTGTAGGATTTACCACTGTTAATACACAAGGAACACATAAATTTAAATTATTAAATGAAAAGAATCACTTAAGATCAGTGGTTGTTGAAAATCCGGGATCTGATTATACTAATCGTAAGTTAATTGTAAAACAAGCTGGAATATCAACTATCAAAAATAGTATTACTTTTAATAATCACGGATTTGTTAGTGGTGACACTATTGAATATAACTTCGCTGCTGGTGGGTCAGTAATATCCGGCTTAAGCACATCAAGTCAGTATAAAGTTATTAAACTTGATAATAATTCTTTTAGATTGGCTAGTTTACTAAACAATGATTATGAAAGAAACAATTATGTAAAATTTACTTCAGCAGGTTCTGGATTTCAAGAGTTTGCATTCCCTCCAGTAGTTTTGACAGTGAATGCAGTATATTCACCAGTTTCCATTGCATTAACAGAATCACTAGTTGTAACACCAATAGTAAGAGGGTCAATCGTAGATAATTACCTTTATGAAGGAGGTACAAATTATGGTTCTGATATCCTTAACTTTGAGAAAAAACCTAGTGTAAAAATACAGAATGGTAAAGAGGCTGAAATAAAAGTTGTAGCATCAAATGGTAAAATTATCGCTACTGATGTGAGATTTGGAGGTAAGGAGTATTTTTCACCCCCAGACTTAGAGGTAGTTGGAATAGGA